GCCGTGGTCCCGTGAAACACGAGATCAGGTATCTCTTTCGCAAAGGCGTCTAACTCGACCGCTTCAACAGCGGCCTCTAATAGTGCCATAAAAGTATTTCCTTAAAACAAAGTACCACATTGCAAGATGTCTGAGTTCTTGCAGGTCTGGCGCCGAGTCTGTACTCTTTCTTACCACGTCTTCACCTTGTCGAGTTTTAAGTCTTCAAGACCATTCAGGTGTTGATAGTGTTTAGATCAAAAACTGCTTCTAAAATCGGTTGTGCCAGTATGCTTGTGAGCATTACATGGCATGCACAAAGGTTGAATGTTTGAAATGTTGCTAGTTCCACCTTTGGCTATTGGGATAACGTGGTCAGGTGTCAATTTCTTACTCTTGCGACAACACAAACACACATTTCCAAATTTGTTGCATAACGTCATCCATTGTTCAGAAGTATAGGCACCGCCAGCCTTGGTTTTAGCCGCACGACGTTTATGTGTTCGTGCATTGGCTGCTTCTGGATGTGCTTTCCTATATGCTGCATTGCGTTTGGTAATGCGAACTTTATCTCGTTTGTACCGAGCAGCGTTATTTGCTTTGATGCGCTTCTTGTTCTTCTTTGCCCAAGCGCGGTACATACCATTGGCTGATTCTCTATTTGCATCGCGCCACTTCTTTTGGTACGCACGGTTCTTCTTTGGATGCTTCTTACGAGACTTTGCGGAGTACTCACGCATATATTCTTTGGTTTTCATACTTCCTCCATAATAGGTCGCCTAGGCGGGTGATTATGGCACCCGCCCAAGCTAGCCCACGCTGATCAAGGCGTGAGATTTTATTTACAGCTTACAGCGATTGCGAAGCAATCACGTCAGTCGCAAGCACCGTAATGTTGTACGGAACGTTGGGACTCAACGGATTTGCAGCCGCACCGTTGCAAGAAGCCGTGAGTGATGCTTGGCTTCCTGAACCTGTGACTGCTGTTACTGTTGCTACAACGGAGATTTGGTCTCCGACTTGGACGGGCTTGCCGTCTCTGGTTGTACCTGATGCCATGATGTTCTCCTATTTCTTTTTGGTATTTACTTCCGCCACGTGACGAGTCGGAAACTTTTGCCATCTGTGCCCTTTACGAAGCCACGTCCAGCAATCTGCATCGTGATAAGGTCGCTTGAGGAGTACGTTCTTTCCCCAATCTTGACTTCATCCCGAATAAGGTTTGTGGGTCTCGTTGCAACGTAAATCGGCTTTCCTGAGGATACCGATTGTGCACTGGCTGTTGTAGTCGCTGTCTTCTTCACAGCCGCCGCTGCAACACGGCCTGCTGCTGAGCCACCCTTGGCATAGCCTGGGTACTTGGTCTGAATCGTCTTGGTCACAATTTCGTTTGCGATTGAGTCAATCTTGCCGTTGTGATAGACGGCGATTGCTGCTTTGTTCTCTGGGGTGTTGCCCTTTTTCCAGAATGCAGCCATCTGAGCCTGATAGCCCTTGTCGGCCTTCAGTGTGGCGTAGAGACGTTCCTTGATACCGTTTCCGATGTCAACTTTTGTCTCACGCGGGAAATCTTTGAAGTAGGCCATCCTCAAGAACGGGGCGAATGCCGCGCCGAGTGTGCGGTTATTGTAGTGTTCCGCATCGGTGGCAACGCTTTCCTCGAACGCCTTAATCTTGGCTTGTCCATCGGCAGTTTTGGATTTCTCAAACTCTGCCTTCTCAGCCAAGAACTTCTTGCGCTCTGGTGTGTCCTCGACAACTTTCTTCTTGTTGGCGTCTTCTGCCTGTAAACCCTTGAACCACTCGGTCAAACCACCTGGGTTTTGTATCAACGCTTTGAGAGTCGCAACGTCTGGTGCTGGTTTTCCTTCCGCATCCTTGGCGTTAAGAGCGTTGTTCAGGCTCTGAACCATGCCATCCATGCGTGACTCTATCAAACCCTCAAAAAATAGAGGCTTGGTCACGCCATAGTAGGCTTCAGAGTCATGTTCCTTCAGCGTAGACATGAACGACGGTGCCAACTGACCTAAAGCCTCTGGGTGTCCAGCGGTCTTTATGTCTTCGACTACGTTCTTCCAAAGCTGTGGGTCGGAGGTGTACAGTAATTCATCCGATGCCTTGACAGCCTCAACCATGTTGTTCAACTTCTCGTAGCCTTCTGTTCCACCTATACTGGCGATGAAATCCTTGGCTTCCTGCATCTCTTGAACGCCGTTGGGGAACACTGCCTTGGCTGCGTTCCAACGTTCGAATGCTCCGTGAAGTTCCTTGACTACCGCGCCATTGGCAGGCGAAGCGTCACGCATGGCTTTTAGGGCCTTGCGTACGTTGTCTGGTGTGGCCTTGGTGTCAATAAGTTTGTCTGAGGCCGCAGTCTTTGCTGCCGCCGCTTTAGTCTTGAATGCTTCTTGCTCTTCCGCAGACTTTTCTGAGCCGTCTACGTTGTGTGTTTCAGTTTCTTTCCCAGGTGCGTCTTCAACAACTGGAGCATCCTCGACAACTGGAGCATCCTCGACAACTGGAGTTTCAACTGCTGGAGTCTCTTCGGCAACGGGTTCTGCCGCTGCGAAGTCAATCAAATCTTCTGCCATTTTGAGTCCTTCTTGTTTCTGAGTTTTCTGAGTTCTTGTCCTGAGTCTTACTCTCCGTCCCTAAAGAACGAAGCATCTTTCCACAAACTTGGGTACGATAGTTTAGGATGTGTACTCTGCGCCGTTTTCGACACCGAATAGCACTTCCGCACTATAGGTTTTCCCGTCCTCTTCGAGATAAATACCAATTGTTCCTCCAGGTTCTACACTTTTCTCATTACTCTCTTGCCGTCCCGTCTTGGTGCCAGTGATCAAATTCTCTATTGTGACCAGATTAGAGTTATGTGTTACGTACACACCAAACTCTCCTCTAAACGCCTCATCACAGAACTCTTCCAGACGAGTTTCAAGATCGTCTAGAGATTCACCTTCTGGTATAGCTTTCTTTGGGTTGTCCACGTAGTAATCCAAGATGTCTTGATAAACATCTTTGTCTCTTCCTGACAAAAATCCTAAATGCCAAGAGATTAGACCTCGATCCTGAATCGCTTTCAATCCCAACTCTTCGGCAACTATATCCGCCGTCTGTAGCGATCTAAGCATAGGCGAGGAGACCACTTTCTTGATCTCCTTGCCATAGTGCTTAACAATATTCTTTGCCGCTGCTTCGGCTTGCTTGATGCCTTTGTTGTTGAGGGGCGGATCAAGGCGACTTCTGAAGACATTCTCTTCATTAGCCTCGGTGTCCCCGTGACGCTGGAGAAGTGCGATTAACTTCTTGGCCATCTTATCTCCTCAATTGACGAGGCAGTTGCTCACCACCTTGTTGAGGTGGTTGTGGTGCTTGTTTCGGTGCCTTCAGCGCCTCTGGTACCGCTTTGGCGGCTACCTTGCTCTGAAGTTGATCGTTGGCTTGCTGTGCGAAGTCCTGAGGTGTTGCCTGAATTTTCATCTTCGCTAACGCCTGCACTGCCACGCTTGCTGGCATCTTCGACACATCGACCGAGATGGACTCTGAAGGCGGTTTGTCAGGCGGTTGGTTCTGCGCGGCAATCTGCTTGGCCATCTTCAAGTGTTCTGACCAGTGCATATGCACGTTCTCGTAACCTGCTTGTTGCTGTGGATTACCACTGTGAAACTTCTGTCCCTCTGTGGAGTTCATCCACTCGAAGCACTCGTTCGCTTCTACAAGGTGGTTTTCACTCTCGTCCTGAGCAACTGGAACCGTGCTAATTTGCGGCGGGGTGGCTTTCATAGCCTGACCCAACTGAGCAACCATGGCTTCATGCTGTGGCAGAACTGGTTGTCCAGTCTGTTGAGCCTGCTGCATACCTGACGTGGCTTGCTTCATTGCGTCTTGCATCTGAAGGAACTGAGGATTGTCGTGCGGACCTGTCCTCAATAAGACTTCAAACTCATTACGCTGTTTCGCGGCTGACGATGCACCTGGGATTTTGAATCCCTTCATACGCAGCGCATCCAAAACTTCAACTGAGTTGGACGGCGAGAATATGATGGCGTTCAAGGCTTGGTTGGTTGCGCCCTGTGTGATAAGTTCCTTTAACTTGCCTTCTTTCTGTTGCCAAGTTTCTGGGAAGGCTGGATTGTTCTCTGCATAGCAAAGGACATTTCCTGCCAGCAAGTTTGCGGTGTTGACCGCAATGTTGCCCTTACCTTTGATGTTCTGTCGGATCGTCTTACCATCTCGACATTCGGCTGCGCACTTCACGGCCTGTTGCGCTGCGGCTGCAAACATGTCCTGTACTGAATTCCACGGACATCCTACACGCTGCAATGCTTGGTCACGCTGAATTACTGCATTGCCTACCGTGTTCTCGCCAGTTGCGGCACCGAACAATGAAGGCAGAGCGCCAGAGATTTCCTCGGACAAACTCGTGATGAACCATTTGATAAAGTCAGGCAACGCGGCTTGCGGCTGCGGCGTAGGCTCTACCATGATGTACTGGGCTTCTAACGTGAGTCCAGGCTGCGGCAGGAAAGGTCCTGTGCTTCCTGGGACGTTTGGTTGAGTCTTGAGCGCTTCCATATCGAAAGCGTCAGCGTTCATCCACTTCTTGGGGACGGTTCGTTTGAAGAAGTCGTCCAACAAATCTACCCAGTCATTGATTCTTTTCTGAATCGAGATGAGCATCGTACCCATGGCTCTGCGGTTCTGACCTTTGCCAGCCCACGGGTGACCGATAACAAGGTGGTCGTCCATGCTCTCGTTACGTGAGAAAGCGTACTCTTGCCCAGCCCTGGCCAGCAATGCTCCGTTAGGGAATGCTTCCAGCAACTCGGCCTTCGCTTCATCGCTCACTGATTGGTCTAGGAACATTGACGGCCTAAACCAAGAAAACTTTACTGTACTGTGTCGGTTCAGAGAGTCGCCAGTGACGTACGCACCAACTACTGCTTGGCGCACATTCTCTCTTGCGATTCTGTCCAACTGAGTCTCTGACATCCCATCGGTGCCTGGATTGATCTTGCTGGCAATCCACGGGAACATACCACGAACTACCGCTACGTCTAAGTCTAGAGACAACTGCACGAACTGCATGAGGTCAAACGTATCAACAGCGATAGGGACTTTGTGATCCAATTTTCCGTGTACGGTTGTGACTTCTCTTCCAAGAGGCTTTCTGTCGTCGCCTGCATTGCCTGCTTCTGTGAGCAGGTCTTCACCGCCGTTGGTTGGCTCTGGCTCCTCTTCGGACGGCTCCTCGGATGTTTGCGCGTCCAGTACGTCGTCAAGGGCTTCTTGTCCCGTTGGCTCTGCGTCTGGCTCATTGAATACGTCTTCAGGAACGGTTGGTACTTCAGTTTCTCCTTCGAAACCGTACTTTTGTCCGTTCAACTCGTAGCGCGTCCACATAAGGACACGGTCTTCATTCCAGAAAATCCTTGCGCACTCGGTGAGCAAACTGTGAAGGTTATTGTTACGCGCCCATATCTCTTTGAATCTGTCGGCCTCTTCTTTTGCGACTCTGTCTGGGCCGTACTCTGGGTTTACTGGGAAGAACTCGACCTTAGGGACTTCACGCGCTAGTGCTGCGACAATGATGTCACCTTTGGGGCCGTAGATGTTGGTATCGTAAATTGAAGCGGTGTTCTTCTGGTCCTTGGCGCTGTATCCTGTACCAGCACCTGGGAGTTGCCATCCGCCTTGCTTGCCACGAAGTAGATGTTGGTACCCACGCTCAAAGTGCAGCGCTTCCCACGCTTGCTCTACTTCAAATCTTCGTGCAGCGGTGTCAGTTTTAGTGGCGATGTTATCAAGCCCAATTAAAGCCCCTCGTGCTGCGTCACTTAACTGAGCAAAAGGCTCTGGACTCCAGGGAAACGGGGCGTACACACCTACAGGCGA